GCACTATCAGATTTTTGTCTTTGGGGGCGGCGCCTGATGACGCGGCCGCGCGGCCGGCCCCCGCTCGATCCCACGGGGCATCCCTCCGCCGCCGTGCATCTGAAACTCGTCACGATGGATTTCGATCGCGCGGCGTATCTGGCGCGCGTCCGCCGGACGAGTATCCAGGCCGTGATCCGCGCCGGCCTGGCGCGGCTGCTGCACGACGAATTCAGAAACCTAAAATCGACCGCGCGCGGCTGAGGGTGCAAGACTGCGCCGCATGTGGCGCGCCGCCTCGGTCCTCGAGCTGAAATCGTTCGATGACGAACAGCGCATCATCGAAGGGATCGCCACGACGCCGACGCGGGACCACGCCGGCCATCACGTCGATCCGCTCGGCGCGGAATTCCGCCTGCCGCTGCCGCTGCTCTGGCAACACGATCAGAAACAACCGATCGGGGAAGTGATCGCGGCGTCGGTCACCGACGCCGGGATTGCCATCCGCGCGAAACTCGCCCGGATTGACGAACCGGGACGACTGCGCGATCGGCTCGAGGAGGCCTGGCAGTCCATCAAGGCCGGGATTGTCCGCGGCCTGTCGATCGGGTTCCTGCCGATTGATGCGACACCGATCAAGACCGCGAGCGGCTGGGACCTGAAGATCCGGAAATGGCACTGGGGCGAATTGTCGGCGGTGACAATTCCCCAGAATGCCGAGACGACGATTACCGTCGTGAAAGCGGCCGCGATGGGCCATCACTCGCCCGGCGTTTCGGGCGCACGCAAGGACGTCCCGATGACCATCACGGAACAAGTCACGCAGTGGAGCACGACCCGGGCGCCGAAAGCGGCGCGCCTGGCGGAGCTGATGAGCAAGTCCGCCGACAAGGGCGAGACGCTGAACGACGCGGAGGCGCAGGAATTCGACGGCCTCGAGCTCGAGATCAAGAGCATTGACGCGCAGATCACGCGCCTCCGCGCGGCCGAAGCGCTGCAAGCGGCGCCGACGCCGATCACGCCGGTAACGTCGATGGCGCAGGCGAGTGCGCAACGCGCCGGGACGCCGGTAATCACGGTGAAAGCGACCGTCCCGCCGGGGACTGCGTTCGTGCGCTACACGTGCGCGATGCTCGCCTGCAAGGGCAACATGTTCGAGGCGAGCGAATACGCGGCGCGGCGCTGGGCCGATTCGACGCCCGAAGTCGCGCTGCAGCTCAAGGCGGCCGTCGCGCCGGGCACCGTGACCGATGCCACGTGGGCCGGGCCGCTCGTCAATCCGTCGATCGCCGCGGACTTCATCGAACTGTTGCGGCCGGCGACGATCCTCGGCAAAATCCCGGGGCTCCGCAACGTCCCGTTCAACACGAAAGTGCCGTCCCAGACGGCCGGCGGCACGTATGGATGGGTGGGCGAGGCGAAGCCGAAGCCGGTGACCAAGCTCGCCTTCAGCGCGGAAACGCTCGGCATCACGAAGGCCGCCGGGATCATCATCCTGACGGAGGAGCTCGTCCGCCTGTCGAATCCCTCCGCGGAAGCCCTGGCGCGGAACGACATGATTGCCGGGATCGCGCGGTTCCTGGATTCGCAGTTCATCGATCCGGCGATCGCGGCCGTGACCGGCGTCAATCCCGCCTCGATCACCAATGGCGCGCCGACGGCGGCCGCCACGACGAATCCGCTGGCGGACGTGATGACGCTGCTCAATTACTTCGCCACGAACAACGTCCCGATCGACGGCGTCACGCTGATCATGTCGCAAGCGAACGCGCTGGCGCTGTCGTTCAAGAACAACAGCGACGGCAGCCCGGTGTTTCCCGGCGTCGGCGTCAACGGCGGATCGTTCAAAGGGATCAACATCGTCACCAGCCAGGCGGCCGGGACGAACGTGATCGGCGTGCAGCCGTCCTTGATCCTCTACGCGGACGATGGCGGCGTGACGATCGACATGTCGCGGGAAGCGTCGGTGCAGATGGATTCGGCGCCGGCGAGTCCACCCGATGCGACGACCGTGCTCGTGTCGCTGTGGCAGAACAACCTGGTCGGCCTCCGCGCGGAACGGTTCGTCAATTGGAAGCGCGTCGGACCCTCGGTCATGTATCTGACGGCGGCGGCCTATCCGGCGCCGGCGGAACTGCCACCGGTCACGCCGTAACGGCCGTGCAGGTGTTCGGCTGGACGATCACGCGGACCAAAGCCGCCCCGACGCTGGCGCCCATCGTGCGTGCCCGCGGCGGCGGCGGCTGGTGGCCGCTGATCATCCGCGAACCGTCCACGGGCGCGTGGCAGCGGAACGAGGAGATCCGGCCGGAGCTCGCGTTGGCCTACGCGCCCGTCTTTGCCTGTACCACGCTGATCGCCTCCGACATCGGCAAACTGCGCCTGCGCCTGGTGCAGCAGGACGAGGATGGCATCTGGCACGAAACGACGAATCCCGCCTGGTCGCCGGTCCTGCGGAAACCAAATCACTATCAAACGACGCAGAAGTTTCTCGAACAGTGGATCACGTCGAAGCTGATTCACGGCAACGCCTACGCGCTGAAACAGCGGGACGAGCGCGGCGTCGTCCGCGCGCTCTATCTGCTGGATCCGACGCGCGTGACGCCGCTGGTGGCGCCGGATGGCGCCGTGTTCTATCGCCTCGATCGGGATGATCTGTCCGGCGTGACGGAGGGCGATCCGCGGCCGGCCGTGCCGGCGAGCGAGATCATTCATGACTTGATGGTGGCGCTCTTTCATCCGCTCTGCGGCGTGTCCCCGATCTTTGCGTGCGGCCTGGCCGCGAGTCAGGGCCTGGCGATTCAACGGACGTCCAGTTCGTTTTTCAGCAACGGATCCACACCCGGCGGGATCGTGCTCGTCCCGGGCGATATCAGTATCGAGACGGCGCAGCAGCTCAAGACGTACTGGGACACGAACTACAGCGGCGTCAACGTCGGCAAGGTCGCCGTCCTCACGAACGGGATGACCTATCAGGCGACGAGCGTGAACGCGACGGACGCGCAATTGATCGAACAGTTGAAATGGTCCGGCGAAACCGTCTGCACGTGCTACCACGTCCCGCCGTCGATGGTGAACATTGGGCCGCTGCCGCCGTACGCGAACAGTGAACCGCTCGTCCAGCAGTACTACTCGCAATGCTTGCAGGCGCTGATCGTCGCGCTCGAGACGAGTCTCGACGAAGGCCTCGAGCTTCCGCGGCCGTACGGGACGGAGCTCGATATCAGCGATCTCATCTGGATGGACACGGACACGCGCACGAAAGCCGCGGGCGATGCGATCGGCGCCGGCGCCATGTCGCCGGATGAGGCGCGCAAGACCTACTTCGGCCTCGGGCCGGTCCCGGGCGGTGACACGCCGTACATGCAGCAGCAGTACTTCAGCCTGGCGGCGCTGGCGGAACGGGACGCGGAGCAACCCTTCGCCAAACCGGCGCCGGCCGCGCCGCCGACGCCGGCGACGCCTGAGGACGACGACGAGGATCTCAACGTGGCCGCCTTCGCCGTGACGTTGTATCGGAAGAGCCTGGAGTTCTATGCCTGATTACGATGCGCTGGCCGACATCGTGATCATGACGATCAAGCGCGCACAGGCGCCGCTGCTCGATCGGATTACCCTGCTCGAGGCCAACCTTGCCCTGGTCGAGTCGTACGCTTCCGTGGGTGAGCTCGCCGGCCTCCGCGAACGGATCGCCAGGCTCGAGACACGCGCCCCCGTCCCTGGGCCGCCCGGCGCCGACGGCAAGGACGGCGCCGACGGCCTGGGGATTGACGATCTCCGGCTCGAGCAACGCGACGAACGCACGATGGCGCTCGCCTACGTCCGCGGCAGTGTCGTCAAAGACCTGGGCGTCGTGACCTGGCCGATCGCGCTCTATCGCGGCGTCCATGTCGAAGGGAAGGCTTACGACGCCGGCGACACGGTCACCTGGGCAGGCTCGGTCTGGTACTGTAAAACGACGACGACGGCCAGACCCGGGGAAGGGCATCCGGCGTGGATGCTGATGGTCAAACGCGGCCGCGACGGGAAAGGCGCGTAAGGGATGGCGGACCTGGTGACGCTCGCGGACGCCAAGACGCATTTGCGGATCACGACGTCGAGTCACGACGCCGACATCACGGAGAAGCTCGCGGATGCCTCGGCCATCATCCTGGACTATCTCCGCGAACCGGCGGACACGTGGGATCCGACGACGGTCCCGAAGCCGGTCAAGTCGGCCGTGTTCCTGATGCTGACGCATCTGTACGAACATCGCGGCGATGACCCGGAGACGGACGAGGCGCTCTGGAGCGCGATCGGGCGGCTGTTGGCGCGGCTGCGGGATCCGGCGTACGCCTGATGCCAGTCCCCCGCGGGCAGCAACGGCACCTGGTGAGCCTGGCGGGGCCGTCCGCGTCCCCGATGCCGGATGGCGAAGGCGGCTATACAACGCCGATCGCCGTCCTGGTCCCGGCGGCCTGGCACTGCTCGATCGCGCGCGCGTCCGCCCGCGAGCTCGAGCGGATCGCGGCGGGCACGGTCGTGGCCTCGGCGACGCATATCCTCGAGGGGGACCATCATCCGGGGATCACGCGGGAAACCGTGATCGGGTTCGAAGGGCGGACCTTCCACGTCAACGACGTGATCGATCCGCTCGAGCGGCATATCCATACGATCGCCATTTGCCAGGAGCTGATCCTGGCGCGGCCGATGGGCTTTCAACCGGGCGCCTTTCAACCGTCAGGCTTCCAGGGAGGCTAGCGGGGAGTTTATGGCCGGCGTCATTCATCACGTGTTCACGAATCCCGTGCCGGACGATCCGACGTTCCCGGGCGTGCGGCCGTCCCATTGGAACGACGCGCTGCGCCTCGAGGCGGGATCGCACGGGGCGATCCTGTTTCGCGATGTGACGGATCCGACCTACGGGAGCGCGTATCTCACGCCGGCGGCCGGCCTCCCCTACTGGACGGGTCCCGACGTGCCGCCGACGGTGCTGACGATCGGGAGCGGCCTCGCCGTCACGGAGGGCGCGCTGACGGTTACGCCGGCGGCGCCGCTGGCGCATGCGACGACACATGCGCCAGGTGGGAATGATGCATTGGTCGTCGATGCCGCCGCGGCGATTGGCTCATTGCGCACGCTCGGTATCGGCGCGACACAAGCCGCTGCTGGGGATGACGCGCGACTGTCGAACGCACGCACGCCGATCGCGCACGGGGCCACGCATCAGGCGGGCGCGAGCGATCCGCTCCCGGCGGATTTGGTGGTGAATAACAGCTTGAGTATTGGCGCGAACCCGTCGCTGATCGGTGCGATACGGCTACCGGATAACAGCTCCGTTGGTTGGATCAATGCCGACGGGACCGCGCATCGCCGTGGGATCTGGGGTTTTGGCGACTCGTTGTATATCGGCGTGGATCATCCGTACGCGATTCAATGTTCGACCTTGCCGAAAGACAATGCGCAGTTTTGGGGCTTGAACGCCAACCGGTGGTTGACAGGCTATTTCGGCGCGGTCGATTGCGCACAATCCGTCAGCATCGGCACGACCCCGGCGCAGAGCGGCGCGCTACGGTTGGCGAACGGTGCGGTGATCGTCTTTCGCAACGCGACGAACGACGGCGACATCAACGCGCTTCGCGTCAGCACGGCGGCCGATATACTGGCGTTTCCCAACGAACTAGTGATCGGGCAAGGCGCGCCGGTCGCGACATTCGCCACGCACATTGTGGCGAAGCCCGATCGCGGATGGCAGCTTGGCAATCTGTCCTCGCGGTTCAATAACGCGTATTTCGGTGAGTCTGTCACTATCGGTGACAACCCCGCGCTGAGCGGCGCGGTGCGGTTGCCGAATAGCTCCGCGATCGCGTGGCGCAACACGGCGAACACGGCGGATCTCCAAGCGCTGTATCTCGACAACAACAATGCGCTGATCGTGGGCACGGGCCTACCCTATCAGGTGCAAGCCTGCTCGATCTTGCCGATCCCTGATGCGACATCCGCTCTTGGCGGCGCCGCGTTCCGGTTCACGTACGGGTTCTTCTCCGAGTACCTCTCCATGACGCCGACCACGACGCCCGGGAATCAAGCCGGCCAGGCGGTGATCGTTTGTGTGAACGCGGCCGGCAAGCTGCAACTGGCGGCGAGATTTCCGACGGGCGCGCTGGTCCCGTTTGCCACGGAGCCATAGATGACCAGCGATCCCTTTGCCCCCGATGCCCTCGCGGCGGAGATCGCGCGGCGGACGGATGCCGTGCTGCGGCGCGAGCTCGCGAACCTCTTGCTGCTGGTGGCGCGCCTCGAGTCGGAGGCCGCCGTCTACCGGGACGCGCTCGAGGCCGCGCGCGCGGCCGCCGGCGACACCGCCGCGGCGCGGGAGGATCCCTAGATGCCACGGCCCGGCCGCAACCCGGCGCGCGTCCACTGGCAATGGGAGGGCCTCGACGACCTGAAAGAGGCGCTGCGCAAACTGCCGCGCGAGCTCGTCACGGCCGGGCAGGAGATCGTCTCGGACGAAGCGCACCAAGCCGTGTTTCGCATCGAACTGAATTACGGCGCGCACGTCCACACGGGCTATCTGAAGGGATCCGTCTGGGTGCGGGAAGGTCAGATCCTCGCGGGCGCCGGCGCCTACGCGCGGATCGTCGCCTCGGCGCCGCATGCGCATTTGTTTGAATTCGGGACCGCGGCGCGCCAGTGGCAATCGGGGAAGAAAACGGGGACCATGCCGCCGGCGCCGCCGGCGCACCAATTCGTCCCGGAAGTGATCCAGGCGCGGACGCAGATGTTCCGGCGCCTGGCGGAGCTGCTCGCGCGCAACGGCCTCGAGGTGAGCGGCCATGCCGGTTGACAGTGGCGAGATCGATAACGCGGTCCTGGCGCGGCTGAACGCCGACGCCACCCTCCGCGCGCTGATGCCCGGCGGCGCGTATTTCGATCTCGCGCCGGCGAACGGGACCCAGTACATCCTCGCCTCGATCACGCAAGCGGACGACGCGCGGAGCTTCGGCAGCCGCGCGTATGAGGCGCCGCTGTATCTGGTCAAGGCCGTCGTGTTGTCCACGGTCCCGGATGCGCTGGTCAAGATTCGCCAGGCGGCCGCGCGGATCGATCTCCTGCTCGATCCGCAACCGGGCGATCCGCCGGTGACGCTGACGGTCCCGGGCTACGGCCTGATGACGAGTCAACGGGACATTCACTTGGCGCGCGTCCGCCACACCGAGCGGGACGTCGTCGATCCGAACATCCGGTTCTTTCATCGGGGCGCACATTACCGCGTGTGGATGAGCACGCTACCGTAAGAGGGAGGGGCGCACTATGGCGCGGAGGCATGGCAGTACGGGGCAAGTGAAGATGGATCCCGCGGGCGGATCGACGGTCGTGACCGTGGCCGATCTCAACGCGTGGACGCTCGACCAGGCCCGGGATCAGGTCGATGTGACCGCGTTCGGGGATACCAACAAGCAATACGTCCTCGGCCTGCCCGACGTGAAGGGGACCTACGGCGGGTGGTGGTCGTCGGGCTCGAGTCCGGCGCTCTTTGCCGTGGCGCAAGGGAATACGCCGGCCACGCTCAACCTGATCCCGTCCACGGTCGATCCGACGTTCTTTTTCGAGGGGCTGGCGTACCTGGACGCGTCGATCGATGTGGCCTCGGATGGCGCCGTCTCGATCAGCGGCAACCTGGTCGCGGCCGGTCCGTGGACGCTCGAGGGGCCGCCGTAACCCTGACGGCGCGCGGCGCGGATGCTGACCAGCGAGGTCGGGCGGATTGACTGGGGCTACTTCGCGGCCGCCGCGCTGATGCACTGCCGCGTGTCGAAACCCGGGATCGATGGGCGGTTCACCCTCCGCGCGATCGTGGTGAATCACGACGCGTTCAAACTGTGTCAGCGGCCGCTGGTGTTTATCCTGCGGACGCGGCGCGCGGAATGGCGCTGGCGCCTCGATCGGATGGACTTCGATCGCGCGTCCGGGGTCCTGGTCGCGGACATGACGGCGCTCCCGGACGCGCGCTGATGCAGGAACGGAGGACGATTCCATGCGGGGACGGTTCATCCGGCCGGAGACGGCCCGGCTCGAGCTCACGGGCGGCGATTTCCTGATCGTCAAGCGCCGCTTGACGGCGGGCGAACAACGGGAAGCGTACGCGCGCCTGTATGTGGCCGGCGCCGATGGCGTGTTTCACGTCAACCCGATCGAGCTCGGGCGGACGACGATGATCGCCTACCTCGTTGACTGGAGCTTCACGGACGACGACGGGATCCCGATCGTGATCCGCGGCCTCAGCGCCGGCGAGCTCGGCGCGGTCCTGGACGGCCTCGATCCGGAATCCTTCGCGGAGATCCGCCTGGCCATCGAGGCGCATGAAGCGGCGATAACGCGGGAACGGGAGGCGGAAAAAAAAACCCGCGACGTCGAGACGCGCTCGAGTGTGATTTGAGGATCGCCATCCGGACGGGCTGGACGCTCGAAGCCGTCCGCGCGCTCACGGAGGACGAGTACGCCATGCTGGTCCACCTCCTCACGACCGCCGACAGGTAATCCGCCATGCCGCTAGCCGGAACCCTTCAAGCCGATTTCTCGCCGTTCTTCGAGGCCGTCCAGAAGGCGGAGATCGAGCTCAAGTCCTTTGAGACGGGCGCCGTCAAAGTCGAAAGCGCGCTCTCGCGCATGGTGGACAGTTTCAGCGGCCGCCGGTTGATCCAGGACGCCACGCTGATGATCGAAGCCGTCGAGCGGATCGGCGGCGTCACGAAACTCACCGACGAAGATATGGCGCGGCTGACGCGGACCGTGGAAGGCGCGAAAGCCAAGATGGTGGCGATGGGGGTCGAGGTTCCGGCGGCCTTTGACAACGTCATCACGTCCGCGAAACAGACCGAGACCGCCTTCAAGGCCATGGACGACGCGCGGCCGCTGGTGAAGGTGGGCGATCACGCGACCGGCGCGATGGGGAAACTCGGGAAGTTGTCCGGCGAGGTCGCGAAAGTCGATCGGATTCTCGGCCTCGCCGGCGTGTCCGCATCGCAATACGGCGCCGCCCTGGGCGAGCTCGAAGTCTTGGCGAGTGTCGCGGCCGGCGGGATGACGGTGCTGACGGGCGGCCTCCTGGCCGCCGGCGCGGCGCTCCTGGTGGTCAATACGGACTGGGAGAAACTCGATCGCACGATCGCGGACTCGACGGCGAAGCTGTTCGGCTGGGGCGATGCGGCGAAAGAGGAAGCCGGCGCCGTCCAGGACTTGCTGGATCGCGCCTCCAAGATCGCCGGCCATTCGATCACGACGATGGCGGAGGCGCAACGCGTGATGGAAGACCACGCGAACCGCTTCCGCAAAGCGGCAGAGGATGCCTACAAGCGGCAGCTCGAGATCTGGAAGGAACTGGACGCCGCGGCGAAGGCGCAGGCGGACACGATTCGGACCGCCTTCGATCAGATGTTCGGGACACCGATCCTGGACAAGATGGAGACGACGCAAGCGGCGCTGTCGCGGTTCAAGACGCTCGGGCTCGAACCGATCAAAGCCGTGTGGCCGGAAATCGTGAGCCAGGCCAAAGAGGCGATGCAAGTGCTCGAGGATCGCGGGCTGAACGCGACCGACCGGTTCCGCACGCTGGCCGCGATCGTCAAAGAGTTTTCGGACAAGCTCGCCCAGATCCCGATCGCGTCCACACGGATCCCGGGCGCCGCCGGCCTGATTACGCCCACCGTCGGCGGCGGCATGGGCTCCCAGGATCAGACCGCGATCGTCAACGCGACGGAGCTCGCGAACTGGTTGGAGCGCGCGACGAAAGAACAGCAGGAGCTCGACGCGGAAGTCCGGAAATTCTACGAGCTCCAGGGGTCCGTGTTTGACGAGCTGACCGACGGCGCCGCCGGCGCGACGGCCGCGGTCGATCGCCTCGGCAACGGGATCGCGCGGACGCGCGCGGAGCTCGAGGCGCTGGCGCGGACCATGACGCAGGCGCAATGGCTCAGCGGCAAGCCGGCCGGGATGAGTGTCACGGAATATCTTGAGACGTCGGGCCCGGCGTTGCAGGCGCTGCGCGCCGCCGGCCGTGGGCCGATGGGGGCGCCCACGGTAATCGTCAACGCGCAGAACTCGTTCTTCGATACGCCGACGGGGCAACAGCGGCTGGCCGGCAAAGTGTCCGCCGCGCTGCTGTCGAGTAGCGGACGGTAACGCATGCCGATCAGCGGATCCGATCCGGCGCTGATGGTGGCGCGCCTGGGCGTGATGCGCCTCGGCGCGACGCGGCTCGCCTACTATCCGCCCGCGTTCGCGTTCTCGATCGCCGGCGTCCCGATCACGCAACCCGTGATCCGCGTGGCCGAGCTCCAGATTACGGATTACTTGGACGGGCAACCGAATCTGGCCACGTTCCGCATGGACACGATCACGCCGCTCCCAGGCCAGGAGATTCGGATCGGCCTCGGCGGTCTCGGCGCGTCCGAAACCTACTTCGCCGGCAACATCCAGACGGTCAATCAGGTCTACGAAGCGGACGTGCGCCAACATGTCGCCTGGGACGTGACGGCGATCTCGTACGAATGGCTGATGAACCGGCGCCGCGTGACCAAGCGCTATCTCAACGAACGCGCCGGCGCCATCGCAATCGATGTGATCGGCAATTTCACCTCCGGGTTTACGTCGCACCATGTGGATCCGAACCTGGCCGTCATTCCGGAATTCACCTTTACGCATGCGTTCGTGACCGACGCGCTCGACCAGCTGGCGCGCGCCGCCGGCGGCTATTGGTTCGTTGATACCCAACGGGACCTGCACTTTTTTACGGAGGCGGCCGATCAGGTCCATCCGATCACGGACGCGGACGATCACTCGGCAGCGGACCTGGCGAAGGCGGAGGATCTCGAACCGGTGCGGACGCGCGTCCTGGTGGAAGGCGGCGGATCGGACACGACGATCCCGATCGATCCCGGCGCCACGACGATCCCGCTCGAGGACGTCGCGCTGTTCGCGGCCGGCGGCGGGACGGCCGTGCAGGATACGCAACGCTTCACGTATACCGGGACCATTGCGGCGGACGTCGCGGCGAGTAACGTCGGTGGCGCGCCAGGGCCGGCGGCGCCCACGGCCGCATTGACGACCGGGATCGGGGACGTGATCGGGACCGTCCGCTACCGCGTGAGTCTCCGCCGCGGCTCGAGTGAAACCGTGCCTGGCGATCCCTCGGGTCCGGTGACGGGGATCGCTGTGACGCCGCCGACGGCGCCGACGGCGCTCCTGGCGCTGACGGGCGGCCCGCTCGCCGGCGAGTACAGCTACGGCTGCACGTTCGTGACGTCCCGCGGCGAAACGACGATGAGCGGCCTGTCCGTGATTACGACGACCGCCGTGGCCGCGCCAGGCACCATCAGTGTGGCGCCGCACGCCGGCGCCGTCGGGCGCCTGGTGGGGACGTTCCTGTATGCGCTGACGTTCGTCACGGCGCGCGGCGAAACGGCGCCGGGGGCGGACTCCGCCGCCGTGACGGCCACGGCCCACGCGGCGCCGCCGGCGGTGACGATTGCGGCCACGGGATCAATCGGGCCGCTGGTGGGGACCTACCGGTACAAGATTACGGGCGTGACGGCGCTCGGCGAAACGCTCCCCAGTCTCGAGGCGTCGCGGACCGCGGCGGCCGTGGCGGCGCCCACCTATTCCGTCCTGACACTGGCGGAAGTCTCGACCACGATCGGCCGGCTGATCGGCGCGTACACGTACCGCGTGTCGTTCGTCACGGTCTACGGCGAAACGCTCACCGGGAATGCAACGACGATCACGCCGGCGGCGCACACGGGCCCGGGCGGCTGGTCCTGGACGGCCAGCGGCACCGGCGTGGGCCCCATCGCGGGCGTCTCCTACGCCTACAAGGTGTCGTTTGTCTCGGAGCTCGGGGAAAGCCTCAGTACGGCGTCCACGTCTGCGACCATTACCGGCGTGACGGCGACGGCGCCGAGCGTCACGGTGAATAGCGGGACGGGGGAGAACGGCTACGCCGTGACGTGGGTCCATCCGGAATGGGGCGAATCCGAGATCAGCGGCCGCACAGTCATCAGTGGCACGAACAATACCGTCTTTGTGACGAACCTCCCGGCCGGCTGTGGCTGGAACGTCTACGCGACGGGCACCGTCCCGGCCGGCAACGGGGCGACGGCCGTGCTGTACCGGGTGGCCGAGAGGGCCGTCGGCGCCGCGAGCTTCACGCACACAACCCAGACGGGACCACAAGCCAGCGTCCGTGCCACGCTCGGCCGCGCGGTCGTGGTGTCCGGGATCCCGGCGGGCCCGACCGGGACGACGGCGCGCCGCGTCTACCGGACGCGCGCGAATGCGCCCGCGTCGTTTCTCCTGGTCGGACAGATTGACGGGAACGCCGCCGGCGCCTCGTTCACGGATACAGTTCCGGATGCGGCGCTCACCACCTTCGCGCCGACGTCCAACCTGAACGGCAAACAGATCACGATCACGATCCCGACCGGGCCGGCGACGACGATCGCGCGGCGCCTCTACCGCTCGCGCGTCGGCAACAGCGGCCTGTACCTCCACACGCAGATTGACGGGAACGGATCGGCCACGGTGACGGACAATCAGCCGGACGAAGCGTTGACCGTTCTGCCGCCGACCGTCGCCACGGCTGGCGGCGAAGAACAGCAAGTCAACCTCCTGGCCGGACCGACGGGAACGATCGCGCGGCGCCTCTATCGGACGACCGCCGGCGGATCCGAATTTCGACTGCTGGCGGAGATCCCGAATAACACGGCGCCGACCTACCTCGACGCGAAGGCCGATAGTGAACTCGGCGCGACGACCGAACCGGTGACGAGTACCGCCGGCGGCCAGGCGATCGACGTGATCGCGATCCCGGTGGCGCCGGCCGGCGTGACGGCGCGGCGCCTCTATC